TCATCTGGAATGGGGCGCCATCTGCCCCCGTCACCTCAAGGCGGTCATTTTCTCGCCACTGCGCCCTGGTTTTGAGCCAGAAGATCGCTGCGGTGGTGTTTCCATTCTTGGCCTGCTGGTAAAGAGTCTGGGCAACAGAAGCATTTGCTTCAATCCTTCCCTCGTCTAGCTCCTTGCGATAGTGCTTACGAAGCGTGTCGTCAGTTATGTCCAGCTTAGTAGCAATGTCCTCATACCGAGTTCCTACAGCACTCAGCATTTTTACTACCCGCCTGTTTTCATCGGTTGGCTTATGAGGGATGCCGCTACCCATTTTGTATCTCCGATTTCTGCGTAAGTTCTTCGTAAGTTTGGCCCGTTTGCTCTAGTACGGCCTTCTTTCCGGTGAACTGCTGCCATCTCTTTATGATGAGATCGGTGTAAATTGGGCTTATCTCCGTCCCTCTTGCTCGTCTTCCGTTCTTCTCTGCCGCTATTAGCGTTGACCCGCTACCCATGAAGGGATCAAACACCACATCTCCAATGTCTGTATATGCCTTTAAGAAGAACTCTGGAAGTCCAACAGGATAAGCCGCCGGATGTCCGAGAGCCTCAGATTGGAATGTTGGCAATCTGTTTCCGGGGTAGGCCATTCCTTCAGCGATTTCGTTCCCATCGACAGCAGAGACCATTCCTTGGCGAAGAGCTGCATTCGTGTTCCCGGCCCCCTTGCCTTTAGCTTTAGGGACTGCCTTAGACTTATGCTTTACTTCGTCTGGCCTAAACTTCCACTCCCCTCGAGTGAAGTGATAGATCGGCTCAAATTGGTTCTTAAATCGGCGGCTTACCTGTTGAGGAATGCCAGCCCTTTCCCAACAGAATTCATCTGCGTAGTTCCAACCCCAATCCCTAACATGAGCCAGGACAAGATCAAACACATATAGCTCTCTAGAAATCCCCCCTGCGTTTGGTTTGATGTTGCAGAAATAAGATCCGTCTGTCTCAAGATTGGCATAAATGTTGGCAGCAACATCCTTATACCAATCAACATACTCACTTGGCTGGATCGGCTTAAACTTCGATCCTTCGTCATAGGTTCGCTGAGATGCATAAGGAGGCGAAGTGACGACAAGATTGATCTTCGCGCCATTTAATACCTTCTGAACATCATCAAAGGACTTGCAGTCCCCACACATCAATCGGTGGTTGCCCATTACCCAGATATCCCCAGGCTTAGTAACAGCCTGCTCTTGAACCTCTGGGGCTTCATCCTCGTCCGTGAGTCCTGCCGTTGGCTCTATCTTGTTCAGGAGCGCGTCAATCTCGTCTGAGTCGAAACCCAGGCTCTCAAGGTTGATTCCTAAGTCTTTCAGCTCCTCCAGCTCTGTGGATAAGAGTTCTGTCTCCCACCCAGAGTTAAGGGCGATCCGGTTGTCTGCCAGGATGTATGCCTTCCGCTGAGTCTCTGAGAGATGCTCTAGACGGATACATGGAACCTCGGTGATGTTTAGCTTTCTGGCTGCTGAGACTCTGCCATGCCCAGCAATGATCCCGTTGTCCTTGTCGATAAGGATCGGATTGGTGAAGCCGAATTCCTTGATGGAACCAGCGATCTGGGCGATCTGGGCTTCTGAGTGTGTTCTGGCATTTCTCGCGTATGGGATAAGCGAGTTTATGTCCAGCGTTTCGATTTGAGGTTTCAATCCGACTCCTTTCGGGCCATCGGCAAGGGTTTATTTTTTCCTGTTGCGCTCGCTGATGGCCTTGGCCTTCGCTTTGGCATCTGCCTTGGAACTGGCGCCCCAGGCCTTCAGGCTCAGGAGCAGCCTTGTGGGACTTCCGTCTTTGTATTCCGGCCCGGGCATATTGCCCATCCGCGCCAGGAAAGACGCTCTGCGAGGGTTGTCCCCACTTTTTACTGGGGGTTTGAGGTTGGAGCCAGGGTTTTCCCTCTCATAGGACTTGCGGCCCTTCTCGTTGAGACCGCCTTTGGGATTTTTGCCCTCTTTGCGCGACCATGCGGCGCTCATCTGAACCTCGCTGTCTTCTTGGCGATCTTCTTCGGTTGGGCTACGAATTGTTTGCCTTGCGCCGTTCCAGCACGCTTTGCGCGCGTTGTCGCAGCATACTCGCTAGGGCTGAGAGCTTTGATCGCAGCCTCTGGAAGATACCGCTCTCCGGTTTGGCTTGAGGGTTTTCCACTTTTTGTCCTCCACTTCTGAGCGGACCAATCCTTCAAAGACTTCTGAGAGGCTTTCATCATTTATATCCGCCGCCCTTGGCTTTGTATTCTCGGGCAAGCATCTGCGCCTTGCGGGCAGACCACTCGCCTGGATCGCCGCCCTTGGTACCGGCCTTGATCTTCTTGAAGAGTTCTTTCCGCATCCCGGGCTTGGTGTAGTTGCCCGCGGCGTTGACGGTGGACTTCTTCATTTTTTCTTCATCGCTTTCCGCGCTTCGCTCATTGCGATGGCAACGGCCTGCTTGGGATTCTTCACCACAGGACCGCCCTTACCGGAGTGCAGCTCACCTTTGCCGTACTCCTTGAAGACCTTAGCGGCTTTCTTCTCGCCCTTCTTCGTCATCTTCATACTCGCCCTTTCTGGCTGCGTACTTGGCCATTTGAAGCATCTGCTTGCGCCTGTCAGTCATCTTCCTGATCGGCCCGCCAGTGAGCCACGCACTGCATACGCGATCTGCCGCGCACTTGAAGTCGAAGAGTTCGCAATACCCGAGATCCGCTGCCTCCAAGACTTCAGGCGCATAACTGGCGTCCTCTTCTGCGTTGATCCCGCCAAGGATGCAGGCCATCATCTCCGGCGTTTCAATGAACGCAGCACAGTTCCCGCAGCGCATCGTCTTTGCGCTCTCAGACGAGGTTTTCCATTCCTGCGCTCGCGCTTGCCAAAAGTCCTCATTGTCCAACTCAGGATTGGCCGGGCCATACCCGTACTTTGCAAACGCTCGGTTCCGGTTCTCGAGGTTGACCGCGATGTCCTGGGTGGCGATAGGGCACTTCATTTCTTTTTCATCACCTTCTGCATCTCAATTGCTTCGTAGCCCTTACCAAACTCATCGGCCATCTTGTAAGCCTTCATGGGTTTGGTCTTGCGGTACTTGCGCTTGTTCTGCTCAAGGTACTTCTGCATCTCTTGTGCTTGCGACTTGTTGAACATGGTCACTCCAAAAAAGGGGCCGAAGCCCCAACCCGACAACTGCGTGTGTGGGTATCAGAATTCTATCTCTTTAGAGGAAAAGTCAAGAGAGAAGTTTTGCCAGGGTGTCATTGAGTACGCTCATCTCGTCCTGGCGCTGAACTTTCCAGATGCGCTGCTGGCCGTGAATCCCATTAAACGACCCTTGATGGCAGTCCTTACATAGAGGGATGCATAAGTATTGTTTATGTTGAACGATGTGGTGGGCATCGCTTGGGCCTTCTGCGCCACAAACCCCACAAGGCATTTCTTTGATCCTGGCAAGATGGACTCGCTCTCTGGAGGTTGGTTTGTTGTTCATTCCGTGGACCTTACCTGCATTCGTGCAGAAGCCTCTTCGCTGCGCCAAATGTCAACCCTCATCCTCGCGGCCTCCAGCTTCCACTTCAGCTCTTCCTCAATCTCTATGGCTTCCTGTAAGCCTTTGAGGAGTTCCTGGTACTCTGGATGAGCATACGCCTCTCGCTCCTGAGCATTCGCAGCTTCGTATTTGCCCATCGCGTCTTTCATCAACAGGGCTTTCTTTGTCTTGCGGAATTCCTCTAAGAAAACCCTTTGTGCCTTGGCTTTTGAGTAATCCCCTGCGTTTCTGAGAATGAAATCTACAGCTGAATTGGCGTTCATATCTGCACCACGCAAACATCTACACCAGGCACAAGAGAATATCCCTTCTTTGCAGATAATCTCACCACTTGAGTATCGTCTTTATATATTATTCCGTTCATTGCGTCTAAATATATCTTTATCACATTATCTATATCGGGTTTCTTTGTTGGAAGTTCGGCGTTCTGTAGACAAGCCTCTGTGCGCTTTTTTGTTGTGGATGCTGGTACGCCTACCCTGATGTAGAGATCGACCGCCACAGGGCCTTCTAGGGGGCTTCCTGACCCTATAGCGCGGCTTGCCCGGGCTCTGATCGTGTCTTCGTAGGCCTTGGTCTTCGTGTCGGTGTAAGTTTGGACGAAGTTCCCGGCTCTGCGGAACCGAGGTCTGCCTTTGCCTTGAGGTGGGCCTTCAACGGTGAACACTACGAAGCTCATTCATCTTTCTCCGTAATTTGTCTGCGGCTTCTTTTCCCCGTATTTTCTCGATACTAGATATTGTGCGACCCCACCACCCAGCAGCGGTTTTGAGGCCATGATCTGCCTTCATCTGGTTGAACCGCTTGATCCATTCCCGAGCTTCGCATTCCATCCTCCAGGTCTCCTGTGAGGCATAGGGCATGGGTGATGAGTTCTGTTGGGTGGTTGATTCCATCTTTGACCTCATTGAGAAGTTTGTGGGCTTCAAAGTAGTTCACACGTCAACCCCATTGCTCACCTGATCTGGACAATATTTTTGATAAAAATATAACGCCCATTTGCCATTCTCGAGTTCGTAAGACACTTCAATCTCGCCATCTTGGAAAATGTCGATTGCCTCACAAAGCGGATCAACTGACAAAACAGCGTTAATGGTTTTTGTCATGTCAGGCGATTGATCCTCTGGAACATGAATGGTCGCAACTCTGGTTTTTAAATCAATGCTGATTGAATCAATGGCGCAGAGTAAATTCCATCCCTGCTTCTTCGATGAATTTCTCATATCTTGCCCCTAAGAATTGTTTGGAGTTGCTGGCGAACCTCGGCAGGAATCTGCCCACAGTTCTTGCGATCTTGATCCAACTTGACTAACGCGGGATCTCTCTCAGGACGACTTGGGACGGTTAGCTGCGCACCAGGCTTGACCTTCTGGCTTCTAACCCAGTTCCTCCAAGTTGCATCCCAGTCCAACTTCACGCCCTTCTGTCCAGGCTGGGCGATCCAGTAGTCCTTGAAAGATGCGAACACCTCTTTGGCGTTGAGGTCTGGACGCTCATCTTTGCAGAAAGCGAACCACTCAGCACTAAGCGAAGCCTGGTGGTCAAAGCGCGTTCCGCGCTTAACCTTTGGTTTATGGTTAGTGGTTAGTGGTTGTTGGTTAGTGGTTAGTTGAACATCAGTTGAACAATCGTTCAACACTTGTTCAACACCTGCTGCACTGCTGTTCTTCCTGCGTTCAGCAGATGCTCTACCGGCGTTGGACTTCTTCTCCAAAAACGCTCGGTATTCAGCGATCTCTTGGTCACATCTTGTTTGATGCCAGCCGTCTTCTTTTAGTGTGAAGAAGCTGTAAAGAAGTAGCTCGACTTCTTCCTGGCCGATCCCAAGCTGAAAAGCTAGAACCTTTGGGTTGTCTTGCAGCGGCTTTTCGCTGTCGTAGTACATCCAGAGCAGCCTGAGATAGGCCATTGCCTGGGCATCAGAAAGGCGCGATGTGGCCTTGATGAAGTCACCAATGTGGTGCTGGTAGTAATGCATCTCAACTCCAACATCCCCCTATAGGAAACCAACGGCAGGCGGGAGGAGTTCGCTTTTCGGGAGGCTCATGACTTCCTCCCTAGCCGGGTTTCGCAACACTTTACATCAGTTGCAAGTGGTCGTGCAAGTCCTGTACGGCTCTTGACCGTAGCAGCAGGTCGTGCAAGTGATGACCTTGCCGTTGACGATCATTGTGTGGGTCGTGCAAGCAGCATGGGCGTTCGCTCCAAGAAGAAGCAGGGAGCAGATCACAGCGATTTTTTTCATTCTTTCACCTCGAACCATTCAGGACGCAGCTCTTTGAGTTGTAGAAGCCGAAGCTGCGGGACCGCCTTCCACTGGTAGACCGCGGGGGGCTTGATGTTGAGCAGCCGCGCTAGAGCGGTCACGCCACCGGCCTTCTTGATGAGTTCTTTCTTGTCCATAGCTTTCCTTTCAAGCCGAAGTGTAAGTGATGTTACGGCAAGACAACTTAGGGAAAGTCCTATGTTGCATGGCCATAAGATCGCTTATAGTTCTCTTTATGCCGCTATGTCGCGGTCTTTGGAGCCACCATGAAGATCCTTCCTTGCAATCGCTGCCAGCACTTCATCAGCAAAGA